ATCACTATTTGGCGAGATCAAGGAACTCGGCACGCGCTTCGGCCGATTCGCGCATGACACCGCGCAGCGCGCTAGTTATTGTGCAATGCCCTTGCTGTTGAATACCGCGGGATTCCATGCACAAGTGCCTGGCCTTGATAATAACGCCTACACCGAGCGGAAATAAATTGTCGTTGATAGCATCGGCAATTTGATTGGTAAGGCGTTCCTGCACCTGCAACCGCCGCGCAAACGCATCAACAATGCGCGGCAACTTGCTCAGGCCGACAATTCTGCCATTCGGTACATAAGCAATGGTTGCGGTGCCGAAAAATGGGGCCATATGGTGCTCGCAATGCGTGTAGAACGGAATATCGCGCACCATAACCATTTCGTCACATCCTTCCGCGCCATCGTCAAAGGTTTTGAGCAGGGAAGGAATGTCTGCATCATATCCGCTGCACCAATGTTGCCATGCCTTTGCTACGCGCTTGGGCGTATCAAGCAGCCCGCCGCGGGTCGGGTCTTCGCCAATGAATTGCAACAGGCGGACGATGTTGTCTTCCACGCCAGTACCTTCCTTTTCATTCGCTTCCCAAGGAAACACAATCCAAGCGTCTTTGAACTCGTTGCCGCTTTCGGTTTTGTCGATCATGGCAAGAGTCATTTTGCCGGTCTTAGTCAAATAGCGCGTTCTGGTTGCGCCAGAATCAATGATGTCATCCACCAAATAATCAGCGGTTGAAAGGTCAAATGTGACAGTGAATTCCGGGAACAAATAACCAAGCAAACAGGCAACAGGGATTCCGCCGCGCGGAATGCCGTAAATTAGAATTGGATATTTTCGATTATCACCTGCTGCCGCTTTGATACGCTCGCCAAGTTGACGGCACAACGAATGCACTTGGTCGCTGGTTAAAACGATTTGCATATTATTTCCCCTTTGTAAAAGATGCGGAACACTTGCGGGTTTCTTCGATAACCACACGTTGCAGGATGCAACCGGTGCCTTCGAGTTGTTGCGGGCCGATGACATCGACCAAGTATTGTGCCATGTTTTCCGCGGTTGGGTTGAAAGGCACCAATACCAGCGACTGGTCGAAAATGGAAAACTCGGATTCGCGCATGTTGTAAATGACCGACGCTTTCAACAGCGCATCAAACAACGGGTCATCCTGACTCGCCAAAAACTTGTGATCCCAGTTTTCTTCCACCCACATACACAGGCGCGACTTGATAACCGAGAAATCGAGCACGCGCCCGATTCCATCAAGCGCAGCGGCGGAAATCTCGAAGTGAATTCGATAATTGTGGCCATGCAAGTGACGGCATTTGCTTTCATGACCAACCACTCGATGCCCAACCGAAATATCATGATACCTGTTTGCTGTAATCATTTTGCTTTGCTCTCGAATAGGTGGGCGTAGTTTGCAGTTTGGGGAAGCGGCATCAACCCATCGCAAACAGCGCGAAGCACAAGAGGATCGGGCAACCCTGCTTCAAAAAAGCCCTTGGCGCGAAGCAAGGTGGCATGGTCGTTGCCGACAGGTGGGTATTGCCCATCGTATGCGGTATGAGTGTAGGCAAGCGCCTTCCAGCATTCCGGCATGCTGTGTGCCAATTTCACGCTTTCTGCTTTGCTCAAATCCATCAACGGGGTCAGGATTTCAAGTTCGGAAAACGGATCACGGTCATCATAACCGAAGCCGGTGCGAATCGCGGTGCAGGCGGCATCAATGAATGTTTGCCTGCAATCAGGGTAACCTCCGTAATCTTCTTGGCAAACACCAGTCACCAAATTGACGATGCCGCGAGCGTAGGCGTGGTTGGCAGCAAGGGTCAGGAACAGCAAATTGCGACCGGGAACAAAGGTTTTTTCCAACCCGCCCGGCAAGGAAAACATATCGGAATACTGTTCCAATTCATTGCCGCTGACCAACGGCGACGCACCTTGAAGAATTGGGCCAACATTGACGATGCAATGATCTTCAATTCCTGCCATTTCGGCGATCTTGGTTGCCGCTTCCAATTCCCGAATGTGGCGCTGACCGTAGTTGTAGGTCACTGCGGAAACCCGGTCGAAATTTTCAAGTGCCCAATAAAGGCATGTTGTTGAATCCTGACCGCCGGACAAAATGACCAGCGCGGCACTGTAGTCGATTTTCATTTCATTCCTCTCCTATTAGTTTGTGAATTTGAATCCCCAAGGTGTAACCGTGCTGCTTGCAACTGGCGACACAGGCGTCCAAGTTTCGAGCGTTTGCAATCGGATCGCCTTCGTCCATCGGTTGCAGGAATACAGGCCCGTTAAAATCCTCCGGAGGGCGAGCAACCTGTGGCGATGCTGAATGCTCAAGGGCAAGCGTTGGAAGGCCGTCTGGCGCGATTTGACAAGCCATTGCCACATATTTGAAGGCGGCAATGGAATTCGGATAGCGATAATACAAACTCGCTAATGATCCTGACTTCGGCGAGCAAACAACCATCGCCTTATGGTATGGAAATTTTTGCTCATATAACGAGCCGTTGGTTTCGACCTGCACCCTGTATCCGAGTGACAGCAATTCCTCGGTCAGGTTCGCCAATGCTTGTCCTTGTCGGAACGGTTCGCCGCCAGTGATGACTACAAGGGTCGCTGCTTTGTTGACGGCTTTGATTTTCACGGTCAGAGCAAACACCGATATAAGTTCCCGATGACTGGTATAATCAGTGTCGCAACCCGGACATTGCAGGTTGCAACCTGCCAAGCGAACAAAAACCGCCGGTTGTCCAGCATAAGGGCCTTCCCCTTGAATTGTGTAGAAGACGGAATGCAGTTCGAGCGAAGCGCCGCAGGATCGCAATTTCTCGGTGCGTTGATTGTTCATAAGTTTTCCTTGTCATTGTGTTGTGAAATGATATTGCGGTTGCGCCTTTTACAACAATTGACTTTTGGAACATTTGAGCATGAAAAAGGCGGGAAAACATCTTCCCGCCTTCACCCGACAGCCAGTCAGGGTTACTTCTTTGCAGCTGCCTTGCCTGTTGCCTTCGCCTTCGGCTCAGCCTTCGGCTTTGCGGCGGCTTTTTCAGCCTTCGGCTTGGCTTCCTTCTTCGCCTTCGGTTCAGCTTTCAGGCCGTTAAACTTGCGCCACTTGCCATACTGGGTGGAGGCTGTAGCGGCGTTGATGCCGGAGGCTTCGGCTTCCTTGAGCACGTCAGCACGCGGGGCCGGTGCCTTGAGCTTGGCGCTGATCTTGTCGGCGATGTCCCAGACCTTGCCGGTCGAAGTGCCCGGGCCCGGGCGAGTGATGCCGTTTTGCTCGATCTTGGTTTTGGTGGTTGCGGTTGCTTTGGTTTTGGCGTCGGCCATGTTATTCCCCTTGATTGATTGAAAATTGGTTGCGGTGCGAAATTGAATTATCTTGGTTTGTCGGTGCAAGGTCAAGACATCAGCTTGCCAATTTGGCGCCTTTCCACTTGCTGTATTGAGTTGCTGCAGTTGCTTTGTTGATACCTTCTGCTTCACATGCCGCCATCAACTTGGCGCGGATGTCTTTCCAGTCGGCAGCTTTGGGATCGCCGGTCAAAATCGAATCGCCGATTTCCCAAACACGCCCGGTAGTACTGGTGCCTTTCGGACGTTCGGCAGGCGCGCCGGGTTCCTTGGGGGCCTTCGGTTCGCTGGATTGTTTGTTACTTGAACCTGAGTCGTCAGGGTAAAGTCGCTTGACTTCTTTTTCGAGCGATTCAAGCGGGCGATCATCGACCGGGCATTTTTGCGCCACTTCAAACATAGCCTTGGCCAATTCAGTGTAATCAGCGGGCGGCGGCAGCTGGGTCGTGTTCCAGTACAAATATTGCAGTTGCTCAACCGACAGCTTGGCGAATCCCCGGCCTTCGAGCGGCGGAGCAATAACCTCCCTGCCAGCGGCTTTTTCAATTTTGCCGATGCACTGAACTTCGTGCAACGGTGCAACGGTCAGAATTTTGGTTTGCGCCAAATTGGTTACGTCAATCAGCACATAAAGCGCCGCGTCTTTCTTTGCCATCGTTGTTTCCCCTTTTTCATGTGGTTGCGGTAATGGCATGTGGTTATCGCCATAAATTTCCCCGGTTGGATCATTCGGGTGCCGACCTCGGCCACCGATGTCACCGGGCTTGAGTTTTGAATCAGTTTCGGATTTTATTTTACGCGTCATGCTTTTCCCCTTGTAGTAGCAAATGGAACCGATTTTCCGAAGCCCTCGCTTTAGCAAGGGCGACGCTAAAGCGATTATTCGCCAGCGTTGCGGTGAGCGGTCAGCCAAAGTTGATACTGAGTGCGCGCCGTGTAGTAGGCGACGCCTTTGGCGACACAAGCAGCGATAACATCCTTACGGCGAGCACCGGGCATGTTGTCGGCCGTATCCCAAACCAACCAACAGGGCGATTCGACAACCGAAGCGCGCAGCAATTCATCACCTGAAACTGCTTTGGCAACAGCAGCGCGAACTTTGGTTGCTTTGGTTTCACACAGCTCAATTTTGATGTCAGAAATTTTGACAATTTTGCCAACAATGTTCTTTTCGGTTTTGGTCACCCGGGCTTCGTTGCGACCTGCAAACACGGCGAGCACTTCGGTATCGGAAACGATGACCCAAGGTGTTTTGCCGGAAACGGAAATCAGCGAAGCGGCGGTGTTAAGTTCGGTAGTGATTTTGTACATGATGGTTCCCCTTTAAAGTTTGGCTGTCAGTGATGGAGCAAGTTCGTTGCATCCATGAACTGAATTATACAGACCAGATCAATCAAGGCAACCACTTTTTGAACCTGGATTAGATCACTTTTTATATTGTTGATCTAAAAGGGAATTTGCTCTACCCAACTATCGCAACCGAGGAAAATAACCATCGCTGGCGGGCGAGCACCTCCGCCGATTCCACAGCCTTCGCTTGCTGTAATGTAATGATCGCAATTCAAACATGACCGCAGCACGCCGCGGCGCAGGGCGCGCAATTGCAAAATCGGCATCGCCCGTTCTTCCAATTTCAACTGCTTATTCGGGATGATGTTTGGATTCTCGTCTGTCATGATTATTCCTTAGTGTAAGTCGCGCCATTGTCGAATGAGTAGGACATTATTTCATCGTTTTGCTTCTTAACCCATACTCGAATATGGGTCGGTTGCTTCAAGGTGCTGGAAATCGAAACTGCTTCTTTAACCGTTGTCGGCGGTTCATCCCATGAGCGAGTTTTCCACCACTCATGCGCCCTATGCAAAGGAAATCTATCGTGCTCGAAGCAAATCCATTCCCGGAACATTCGCAGCCCGCAGTAATAGGAAACCTGCATTGTCGGCGGGCGCGGGTCGGAAGGATCAGCATTGCGCTTTCTGTGCTCGGTGTAAATGACTCGATCCACCTTGAATTCTTCAACCTGCGGTAAGCTGGTTTTTATGATCTCGTCTGTGTATGCTGTTTGATTGAATTTCAAATGGCGGGGAAATTCATTACTGCAATGTGGGCAAACAGTCGCCGAAGCATGGACATAAGTACTGCACACTTCGCACACTTTGACAGGCGCGCAACCACCTCCACCCTTTCCTTTTCCTTTCGGAATAACAGGATCGTTTATCGGGCCAAGGCGACGAGTGTTCCCAGCGAAATCCAAAACTAAACAATTCGGCTTTGGACCCGCTGCAATCGCAGCCAATCGCCCTTCAACTGTTTCAAGATCGAAGCCCGGTGCATACACAGGGCGAGTCCCTCGTCCGAGCATTTGAACCCATAAGCCAGGTGACCCGGTAGGGCGAAGAATTCCAAGCAAGTCAATTTGATCGTTGTCGTATCCTGTGGTCAAGACATTGTTATTGACTGCGGCGCGATATTTACCTGACCTGAATCCGGCGAGATTTGCGTCTCTAACTTCGTCAGACAATTTAGAATGAATAACGCAAGTTGGAATCCCGAAATATTCAAGCATGGACGCAACGTGCTCGGCGTGCTCAACACCAGAAGCAAAGATCAACCAGCTTTTTCGGTCATGACCTTGCTCTACAATTTCGCGCACCGCGGTATAGGTCAATTCGGTTTTATCAACCGCTGCCTGTAACTCGCCCGACTTATATTCACCACCAGACATTCTTACGTCTGAAACGTCATAAAGCATTTGAGTTCGCTTCGGAATCAATGAGGCCAGGTAGCCGTCAGCAATGAGTTTATTGAACTCATCCAAGCTGGTCAAATCGAAGCAGACATCGGTAAATAAATTACCATCGGTAAGCAACCCTGAGTCAAGACGATATTTGGTCGCCGTCAAACCGATGACCTTCAACCTCGGATTTATTTTTCGCAACCCTGCCAAAAAGGTTTGGTACAACGTATCGTCTTTTGAGCTGACCAAGTGGCATTCGTCAATCAACACCAAATCGACATGCCCGAAATGCTCAGCCTTTTTAGCTACCGACGCTATGCCAGCAAACGTGATTGGAAAATGAGTTTCCTTACGCTTCAACCCTGCTGAATAAACGCCGGCAGGCGCAGTCGGCCAGACGGTAAGCAATTTATCCAAGTTTTGAGCAATCAGCTCTTTAACATGGGTCAGCATCATTATTCGCTGGTGCGGATAATGTTGATATATTCCGCGAATGAACTCACCAATGACTACTGATTTGCCTGTTCCAGTCGGCATGGCAACAATAGGGTTTCCGGATGCTATCATGAAATAGTTATAAATGGCGGCTATGGCGTCGCCCTGATACGGTCGAAGTTTCATGCTATTGGTGAATACACTTCACAAGCGGCGAGTTGATCTTCCTTGCTCAACGCTTTGGAATCGCGTTGGCAAATCCATTGCCCGTCATTTCCCGGTAACGCCTGGACGCAGGTGCGGCAAGTTTTATGCGGCGTTTGATTCTTGTGGCAAATGGAATGATGGTCGCAAAACTTGCACTCATACCATGCCGGCGACTCATTCAACTTTGGAGGAATGATACCTCCCTCAATTATGGAAACGGCGCGGGCTTTATACCGCTCATATTGCCCTCGGTCAAATTGAACAATCTCAGCATGAATTTCATCATCGTTTTTATTGACTGCCATATACAGGGCAGCAGGCAAAACCATTTCACCCATGTATTCTTGCATCTGAATAAAGTGCTCCCACTTCGCAGACATCACCCCGTCTGTTTTCAACTTTTGGAACGATTTGTCGCCGTGAGTTTTGAACTCACCGAGAATCGGCACGCCGTTCTCAATATCAGGACATCCGGTGACCACAGCGTCAAGTGAGCCGCCGTAGTGACCGCGATAGCCCGGAATTCGGAATTGCTTGCCCTCGGCAGTATGTTGATACACGGTGCAACCGATCATCTGCAACAGGGCAACAAAACGCGGTTCTTCCAAATGACCCCGATTGAACAAGCGCAGCATGCGCCCATCAAATTTCTTTTCCGTTGCCCAGCGAAACGAGTACCACAATTCCCGATTGCATTTCCTGCCGATCAATGACGCGCCCAAATGGGTACGGAAACCGCCTTCATCCTCGCTGTAAGCGTCTTCCGCCAACGGCATCGACTGTCGCAACAGCCCGCGGAATTTCGCTCCCTGATCGGCGATTAAAGCGGTATTGATAGCGTCCAGTGTTTTTGCAGCAATTCGCATTCTGTTCCCCTTGATGGAAAAACGGCCGACATAAAACAGTCGGCCGCGGTTTGCAGGATTGACGAGATCAACGAGCCCATGGCGGTGCCGCAGGCGCGCCGGCAGCGGGCGCAGCAGGCGCTTGTGCCGCCCAAGGAGGTGCAGTCGGAGCAGCGGGTGCAGGCATCGCCGGAGCAGCAGGCGTTGCGGGTGCAGCAGTAGCGGGTTGAGTCCACGGCGGGGTTGGTGCAACCGGCGCGGCAGCGGGTGCAGCAAACGCAGGTGCAGCGGGTGGCTGTGGAGCACTGGGCATTGCCGGCGCAGCAGGCGGTGGTGCAAAAGCGGCGGGTGCAGCGGCGGGTGCGCCTTGCTCGATTGCCTTGTAGCCCTTGACTTCGTTGCTCGCTTCACGCGGCGTACCGTTGGCGTCCGGACCTGCCGGGCGCAGCGAAACCTTGACTTGCAGAGGGCGATTGTGCAGCTGTTCGCTGTCCTGCACCTGGATCACATTAACAGCATGGCAGATCGCGGAAAGCGTTTTGTACGCGATTTCCTGAGCGACGGGATTGACGTTGTGAAGGTTAAGGCGATCCCAAACCTTGCGACCCTTGAATTGCCCGTCCAGAACTTCCAGTGACAGTTCGAGGTAAGCGCCGTTGTTGGTGGAATTCGGCTTCATCTCGGATTCCACAATGGCACAGTTGTACCAGCCTGCGGGAATCGGGTCGAGTGCGGTAGCAACCGGGATGTTGCTGGTGTCGATATTAAGCAATGCCATTTTGACTTCTCCTGTTGTGATTAAAAAGTACTGCGGTGAATCAGTCCCGATTATAACAATCCAAACCGCAGGATTGGTGGATCGCTTGGGCTAAATAGTTCCATCCTTGTTCCTTGGGAACCTGAATGTCATTGATGATTCCGTAGCGGTTGCCTGCAACGTAAGCAGGTGTTCTATTGAGCGCAAGCACCCGCCCTTTGTTCGCACTGACGCCCATGGAAATAGACGACTTGTCGTTGCCTTTGGTGATATAAAGCGGTTCATGTAAGAACCCGACAATGTCCGCCCATTGCGTCAGCATTTCGCGCTTGCCGTATGACTTTTGATTCTTCGGCGAGTGCAAAAGCAAGTCCCATGAGTCGTATTCCCCGGCGGTCGGATCAACGATTTTGGCAGCAAATACATGACAGGTCAAAATGATGTTGATTTTGCCATGTACCGCTAACAAATCGCACTTGGTCAGGAAGTTGTTAAAAAGTTCATTGGCGTATTGATAGGCTTTGCCATACCCGCCAAGCGCCGATTCCATGGTTAATGCTTTTCTATTTCCCCGCGCCCATGTCGGATCGGTTTGCAAAACAGCTTCATGAATTTGCCGTTCCAACGCCGTTCCAGAATCAAACACCAACGACTTGAAAGGAAACTGTCCAGCCTGAGCCGATACAACAATCTCGTCCAACAACTGCATGATTGCCGCAAATGATTCAAGCATAGGCGTTTTGTGAATCTTGACACCGGCAAAACCCTGCTCTAGCGGCACCAACAACGGGCGCGGTGCAGAACAAGCAAGGGTTGTTTTGCCGACCTTCTCAACGCCAGCGAGCACGGCGCGAACTCCAGTAGGTTCGGATGAATGTGAAATGGCGCTGAGAATACTTGTCATGATTTGTACTCAATGAAAGGTTAAAAGGTCAGGTCAATAATACTGAGGATCAAGCCCGAGCTTGGTCAAAACGGTACTTGGGTTTTTGCCGTTTTTAACGTCTGTCCGGGCCTGCTCCATCTGTCGCCTGGCTTCCGTTTTGCTGACCTTCTGTTGCCGTTGAATGCCGGCAACAATCGAACAGCGAGCGATTGGAAGTGGTTGCGACATGTCAGTATTTCTTGCCGCCATCGGAAGGTTGGCTACGTTGAGGCTGTAGTCGTCGTGGCCCCACTCACAGCGGGCCAACACCATCTTCGGAATCTTCTTCAGCGTCAGGTTCGGCCAGCGCTCGGATGCCTTGGCTGCAGTGACACCGTGGAAAGCTGCACAGCAGACGAGCAGGCTCTGGTCGCTGCCCACTTCATCCGCCAGAGCCTGTAGTTGATCGGCGGACAGGTTCTGTGTGGTGACGTAGATGAAGTCCCGTTCGCTGGAATGCCCGTGCTGCCACCACTGCACCTCTGATGGGGCGTAGGTGAAGCCTTCCAGTTTGGCGAGGGCCTCAGCCAGCTGCGCGGCGTTGTACTCCGGGTTGATAACCGGGTTACCCCACCTGTCATTGACGATCAGACTGGAAGCAAGTTTGTAGTAGCGAAAGCCGCCCCCTCCCCGCCAGCCGGCCGAATCGGTAACACCGCCTTTATCCTCGCCATCAATTACCTTCTTAATTCTCGGAACAACGTGCGTATGGCAGTGCTCTCCGAGCTCGACCATGATCCAACGACGCCCCATCTTGTGCGCGACTGCCCCTGTGGTTCCTGATCCCGCAAAAGAATCCAGAACGAGGTCGCCAGGTGAAGAGAAGTGCTTGAGAACGATTTCAAGCAAAGCCTCCGGCTTTTTTCCTGAGCGGAAATCGGCGCCGCCTTCGTGACGACAGTTTCCAAAACTACCGGCCAAGTCGTAAAAGTTTTCGATGGGCTGCGTTTGGGCCTCAGCATCGGGCTCCAGCTTCCCTAACGGGACTCCTTGGTAGTATTTTCCCTTCGTAGCCGTCGCTCGCGCTGGCCCGGTGAAGTAGCGATGCCCATGTCCATCGTCACCGATCCCCTCCACCTTGTATAGCGCCCCCAGACCATCTATCGAAGACCTACCTGCAAGGTAATCTCTGAAAAAGCGGCCTGACGAGTTCCCATCAAGAATAGAGCCGGTTGCCCAGATTTCCTTAAGCCCTTTTGCACTGCCCTCTTTCTTTTTGACACCCCAATCCCCAGCACCAAACAGAGTCACTTTCTTGCCGCCAAGAATTAAGCTCGTTCCGGCGGCCTTCTCTTCAATGTAATGACAGAACTTGTCGAATGAAAAATCCTTTTGGGTCAACACTGGCTGAGCACCGTAATCCTTTCGATAAACATGAATTTGCTCGACCTGTTTATGGAAGGCCATATCCTGCTTCAGGGTTTTCTTGGCATACCTTACTTGCACGTATAGCGTAACCAAGTAGTTCGAGCGGCCAAAAACCTCATCCATCAGCACCTTCAGGTAGTGCCCTTCTGAATCATCAATATGACAGCAAATAAAGCCATCTGGGCGCAGAAGTCTCCGAAGCATTTCTAGGCGATCTCGCATCAGCCCGAGCCACGTCGAATGCTCAAGGGCATCATCGTAGTGTTCAAACGCAGCACCCGTGTTGTAGGGCGGATCAATATAGACGCACTTAACCTGCCCAGAGAACTCTTGTTCGAGCGCCTTCAATGCCAGCAGGTTGTCGCCAAAGATCAATCGGTTGTCGAAGATGTCGCTCTCGGTCACACGATGCTTGGCGTGGTACGACTTCTCCGGGTCTTCTAGCAGGATGCGCGGCTCCAGCTTAGGGCGCTTTTCTTTCCCGATCCAAGTAAGTTCTAGTTTTTGCTTGCTCATAGCGGCACTCATAGTTGCGGCGCACGGCTCGACAAATAGTCAAGCAGGCGCTTGCGTGGATAGACGTCCGCAGCAGTCTGAATATTGCGCAACGGGGCTATCGCCGGGTCGGCGGTCAGCGCGTTTCCGGTTGTATTCGAGCTTTTCGGCAATAGCCCCGCCAAGGTCGAGATTGTAACCGCCTGCCAAGTCGAAGATGCGGATCACAGCATCGGCTAGTTCAACTTCAAGACCCGGGCGATGCGGCAATTTCTCATCCATCAAACCCTTGCGGTCGGCTTCCATCGCCTCGCTGATTTCCGAGTGAATCAGGCAAAGCAATTCTCCCATGTTGCGCTTGCCTTCCAGTGACTCACCGGTTTGCAGGTCATGCCACCAACCCGCATTCAGGGCGAGGCCGTGACAAGCCAAAGTCAGGTTGTTGCCGGCGATTTTGATATGTTCAGAACCTGCCATTTCGTTCCCCTTGTTGTTGGAATAATTACTTGGACGCCGGGCGATATACATTCAACCCGATTTTGACTTCGCTATCTTCCGGCAGCGCCATGTTGCCTTCGGTGCTGGCAATAACGATGCTTTTGCCAGATTTCGATTCGCCGAAATTCTTGGACAAATCAACCTTGATGGTAAGGATATGACCCTTGAGTTCAGTTTGGACATTTTTGCTCATGTTTTGGTTCCTTTCGGTGGGTTAAGTTCAAGCGTAGGTGAAGCAGGTTTGATGGTCATTGCCTGGTCGAAAATGGAGCGGTTCGCATCGCTCAAAGTACGATACATTTTCAAATTCAACTTCGGTTCATAATCGACCAGCGAATCGGCAGGAACATCGTGCTTTCGCAACTCGGCGAGCACAGCAGGCAAAGCAGATGAATCCAATTTGCGGTCGAGCTTGTAGGTTGTTTTCAAAATCCAACCGCCTGGCAATTCGAGGTTGTTGGTGCCTTCAACCGGCGACGGAAATGCCTCGGCGAAAAGTTCTTTCCGCAGGGTCATTTCTTCGTCAATGGTTGTTTTGAATGCGGCGATTGTTTCGCGCAGTTCGTTCCAGCGTTTCAGTTTTTCAAGATTTACAGTCATTCCGAATCCCTCGGTCGTCTGCGTTGAAAGGTGGCGGGCCAGGTGGAGGTTTGAATTCGTACCTGATCCGCCGGGGTCGTTGCATATCGGCTGAAGCGGAAACGCAACGGCAGGGTCAATATTACTGACGTTCAAATAGACAATCAATAGGCGTTTAGATCACGGGAGCGAATAATGTCCATCCGATTCGCTTTACATTTTAATTTCGCCGCGTGTATCATTTGCCCTCAACTTGAAAGGGCGATCATGGTATTAACCGAGCAGGACAAAATCGAAATTGAACAGGCGGCGGAAGCAATAAACCAAACCTGTTTATTGATGGCAACATCCGGGGTTGATTGTTTGAAACTGGTTACCGCTTTGTCAGTGATTCAGGCGCGGATCATTCTTTCGCAAAGCGATCCAAATATTCGCACCATTTTACAAAGCATCATTTCTGATATTTTAGGGGAGATCAAAAATGCCGAATGAAACCTTGAAGGAAGTTTTAATTCGCCGCGACAACATGACGGCCGAAGATGCGGACGAAATGATTGCCGAAGCCCGGGAACGGGTTTTTGATGGCGAAGACCCGGAAGAAATCCTGCTCGAAGAATTCGGGCTTGAACCTGATTACATTTTCGATCTGATAGGCTGACCATGACGCGACATAAATCCGACAAACCCGGGTCGCTCATGTTGAGAACGAGGCAATTGCTCCGAACCGACAACCGCGACCTGTTGCAAATTCACAAAGACACCAAAATTCCCTTTTATTGGCTTCGAGCGTTTTCTGCTGGGAAATTTACCAACCCATCTGTCAATCGGGTTCAGAAATTATATGAAAACCTGACTGGCAACCCGCTTGAATTTTGAAAGGGAAAACTATGCTTGAAAACATCCCCGGCGAACTTCGCTGCCTGACTCAATGGGTAGTAGCTGACATGAGAGTCAATCCCGAAACTGGCCTGCCGACAAAATTACCGCTCAACCCGCGCACTGGCGAAATCGCTTCCGTTATTGATCCGACTTCATGGGGTACCTTTGAAGAAGCAATTGCAACCGGGTACAAACATATCGGATTTGTCCTGACTCAAGCCGATCCATATTGCATCATCGACCTGGACAACAAACCCAACAATCCCGCAACGCCCGAGCAACTCGACCGACACAATAAAATTCTTACCGCTTTCGACAGCTACACCGAACGCTCAGTCAGCGGGTCGGGGTTTCATATCATCGTCCGCGGCGCAATTCCTTCCGGGGTTCATCGTGACAAAGTCGAAGTGTATTCATCCGGGCGCTACATGATATGCACTGGTGATGTTGTTCGCCAAAGCCCGATTCTCGATTACCAGCCGTTGTTAGACATTCTTTACGGCGAAATGAAACCGCCAGAAGTCGCCACCTTGGTTGAGATTGATGCCATCATGACCGACGAAGAATTGGTCAATATGGCAATGAATGCCAGCAACGCCGACAAATTCAACAAACTGTGTCGCGGCGAATGGCAGGATGAATACCCGAGTCAAAGCGAAGCCGATTTTGCCCTGTTGTCCATCTTCACCTTTTACACTCAAGACAATGAGCAGGTGCGGCGATTGTTCAGAATGACCGCGCTCGGCAAACGTGACAAGGCAACCAAAAACGACACCTACCTTAACCGCGCCCTCGCCAAGATTCGCGCAGCGCAACCACAACCAATCGACCTATCGCAACTTGTGGCCAACGCCGCAAACATGATGGCAAATATACAAGGGGAAAAACATGAAACGCCGCAAGCAACTGACGAGCCGAAAATTTCACCACCTATTGAGCAAATCTCCAATCCAATTCAGTCGCTGGATTTCCCGCCCGGTATTATTGGCGATCTTGCGTGCTATTTTCTTCAAACGGCAATTCGCCCTGTCAAAGAAATCGCCCTCTGCGCCGCTATTGCACTTGTCGCCGGCGTTGTTGGACGTTCCTATAACGTATCAGGCACCGGGCTCAACCACTATCTGATTCTTCTTGCTAAAACCGGGTCAGGAAAGGAAGGTGCTGTTTCAGGCATCGAGAAACTCATTTCCGCTGTCCGCCCTCAAATTCCCATGGCGGATCAATTCATAGGCCCGGCAGCATTCGCCTCTGGCCAGGCATTGATTAAAGTACTCAACGAGCGACCCTGCTTCGTTTCCGTACTCGGTGAATTCGGTCTGACCCTGCAACAACTAAGCGATCATAACGCCAACAGCGCGCAAATAATGCTTCGTAAAGTGTTGCTCGATCTGTATGCCAAATCCGGTTGGGCATCGTCGCTCAGATCGTCGGTTTATTCCGATGTTGAAAAGAACACCAAAATCATTCAGGCACCGAATGTCACCATTCTCGGCGAATCGACACCTGAAACATTCTATGACGGGCTCGACCAATCACACATTGCCGAAGGCCTGATCCCGCGGTTCTCAATTGTTGAATACAACGGCCCGCGCCCACCGCGCAATCGGAATGCCAATTGCCCTCCCAGCCCGCAACTGGTGCAACGATTCAGCGATCTCATTGCAGTAGCGGTGACCACAACAAACAATCACACTTGCTGTCCGGTCAGCATCGACCAGCACGCCCTGCACCTGCTCGATGAATTCGACACCAAGGCCGATGTAATTATGAACAAAAGCAAGCACGATGTTGAGATGCAATTGTGGAATCGTTCCCACTTGAAAGCATTGAAGCTCGCCGCACTCATATCAGTAGGGATTAACCCGCATTCACCGCTGATTACAGGCGAGATTGCTGCATGGGCAATATCATTCGTCAAAGGCGAAGTTGAGAGCGTTGCAAAGCGATTCAAGGACGGTGACGTAGGTCAGGGTGACAGCAAGCAATATCACGACCTTCGGCGTTCAATTGAACAATTCTTCAAAAACCCGCCCAAAGCTGAAATGTCCAATACCATCGCTGCACAAATGCACGCTGCAAACATTATCAGTTATCGCCACCTAGCTCAGCGAACAGCATGCCTTGCTTCATTCAGAAATGACAAAATGGGTTCGACCATAGCATTGAAGAAAAACCTAATGCGGATGATTGATTCAGGAATCATATTGGAAATTCCTACCGTAACTTTGATGAAGAATTTCCAATATTCCGGCGTTGCTTACGGAATCGGAAAAATGTGGGATTGATGCGTTTATAAACGCAAGGCGGAATTATTCGCGTAACTCGATGATGTTAATAGAATTTGTTATGTTTTGCGTTTTGTAGGGACACATTAACACGAAACAGGATTTTTCCGAATCCTAAGGAAAATGTATATATTATTAAAATTATTAAATTATTAAAACATATTGTAATTACACGATTTCTAACGAGAATTTTTTTTAATGGTTCAAATAACAGTAACAAACGCAGAATTTCCGGCGGAAAACAGGAAACGGATCGAGTTAAAGAAAGGGTACGGTATGGCGATCAATGTCAGAGCAAAGGGTCAGCGCGCAGAACGTCAGGTGATTGATATGCTGCAACCTGTGGTCACCGAAATATATGAACGTATGGGATATCAGGGTGACGATATACCGATATTACAGCGAAACACATTGCAGTCAGATCAAGGCGGTTACGATATAACTGGACTAAATTGGCTTGCACTGGAAGTTAAACACCAAGAAAAGTTACAGGTTGAGAAGTGGTGGGAACAAACTGTCAAGCAAGCCAAATGCGGGGCTGAGCCAATCTTGCTCTACAAACAGAACAATGTTCGGTTCAGATCAAGGATCAAAGCATGGGTGCCGGTGCATGGTTCAAACCCCCAAGCGCATTTGCCAATGGTTATCGACATTGATCTGGAATCGTTCCTTCTTTATTTTAGAATACGATTGATATCTGAATTAGGTAAAGGTTAGCAAAATGAGAAAGTTGGATAAATGTGACTCGATGTTTTGGATTTTCGTGGTTGGCTTGTTGTTGTTCTCGTTTAGTTCAGCTGGGATCATTGTCGCTTACATTGCAGGGCATGCCGAAGGCAAGCGCGAGTACGCGCAATGCCCGCCGCAACCTGAACCGCTATTGTCTTCTGTTTTGAATCTTGACGGCTCGACCTTATGCGTTTATGCTACCCATTCGCGCTGGACTTCAAAACGTACCAAGAGGATCAAAAAATGAGTTGGTTGAAATGGTTGATTGTTGGCTTGTTCGCGCTCGGCGTTTGGACGCTGGTCGGTTACCTGATTGACGAATTCACTTCACTGAAGGACGAGTAATGAGCATGGATTTTAGTTCGGCGTTGGTGTTACTTAAGGCGGGCAAACCGGTGCGCCGCCAAGGCTGGGAAACGATGGGCCTGTACCTGGAAATCGACTCGACCAGTTATCCGCGCCCGGTGATCGTCATTGTTTGCCCTGACGAAGGCGCAGGCGTTCGCTTGCCTTGGATTCCGAGTCACACCGATTTGCTTTCGGCACTTTGGGAAATGGTTGTTGGTTAAAATTCTTGCCTTTTGTTTAACTGTTATCTGAAATAATATTGTGAGTTAAACAAAAGGGAGCAATGTAATGAACACCAATTTCTACAAAGCAGCTAACCAAACAATGGAAGGCGCAGCGTCCAGCGACCGAAGGGAGCGAGGTCGACCGGAATGACGCGCAGCGGCATTGAGGGCGTCCCGCTTGAGCGCCGGGTTAGGCGTGGAGGATTGAAGAATGAGCATGGCACAACGATACGCAGGCTACCTTGAGCGCGAGGCGCACCACGCGGCAACGCCGGTAAAGGCCGAGGCTATGAGGCAGGCCGCCGCCGAAGTGAAGGAATTCAATAGCGCAACGCTCCAGTATGTGCACGGCCTTGCGGCTGGCGATCTGCCAATGGTGGGCGACTTGGCGATGCTGGTAGCAAGACTCGCCCGCAAACTGCGGAAAGCCGCGCCAGCAGACGAATTACCGGCGCAGGCACTGGACTACCTGAACCGAAACGGGTTGAAGGGTTCCCCCCTGCGGGAAGTCGGCGCTGGCAGGACGGCGACCGAGGGGCATAACGCAGAGCTAAGGGGCGGTCCGGTGGACTGAAAAGTTAGCCATAACCGGAGAAAACGATGAAGCGAACAATTGAACAATGGACGAACTGCAACCCGAAGGCGATGGCGGAAGAACAGAGCGACGCCGCAAAGATGTATGCCTTTCAGGACGCAAAAGCAGACATTCTCGAACTGCACGCCGAAAACCTGCGGCTGAGAAACATTGCAAGGGCGATTGCATACCCGCAGCGTGGAACGCCGGAAGAAGGATACGGGCTGATGGACTTCGCCAAGGTGTTGCAGAGCGCCTACACGGCAGAACAGCTTTGGGTTGAGCCGGCGGATAGGTGATGGCTAACGCTTGAATTAACCGGCTGGCCGGCTTTTCGGCGGAGCGTCCGCGTTGACCGCCGTGTTATGTTTCTTTGCGTAGATACGAAATCACTTGACAATGTTTGATTGTGTAGATACAATTGAATCACAGTCAACCAAGGAACAACCCATGAAAACGCACCTTACCTACAAAGTTTCAGGCCAGGAAACCGGCGCCGCAATGTGCGGAAACAACAGTCGGAATTACAAATACGGCCTGACGGTAGCAAGCGCCAAAGAGTTTCGCGGCGTGGCGCCGGCAGACAGGTGCGCGCACTGCGAACGGCTCTACCTCGAAAAGCGCAACGCGCAGCGGCGCGCAAAAGGGCTGCCCCCGGTCTCGGCCCCGTTTGAAGGGCTTGACCATGCAGAGTAAGCGCGGCGGAGCATGGCGCGGCCAGGGGCGCAAGCCCTTGGCGAAGACGGGCGAGTTGATGAAGTCTCGCCCGGTGCGAATGACCGACGAGGAATGGGAGAAGTGCAAGCGCCTCGGCGGGGCAGCATGGGTGCGGGCGAAGATCAAGGCTGCCCGTGAAACATAACGCTTGAATTAACCGGCTGGCCGGCTTTTCGGCCAGTCCGGGTTGAATGATTTGTTGGGCTTTCGGAGAAAAACATGAACAAGCGAATGGTTCCGATGACAGAAGGCGCGGGCGGAACTGCATTTATTTGCCCGTGTTGCAACAGACTATGGCGTGTAATGGAAAACATGGCGGACCAGCGCATATGCGACGAGTGCGCCGGGCTTGCACCCACAGCCAACCAAGAAGTTACAGAGGCGATGGCAGAAGCCGGGCGGCAGATTGCCTCCGACATTGTAAACGCCAAGGTCTCTAAGCATATGAACGGGCTTGGTGGGTCGAAAACCTGGGACGAGTGGCTGGATGCCGGAGTCAAGAACCGAGACCTTGCCATCGCCTATGTGAATGGTGAGATTGATTCGGTCACGGCAATCTACAAAGCGATGCAACGCGTCAAGCTGATGCCCAACGCCTGAATTAACCGGCTGGCCGGCTTTTCGGCCAGTCCGGGTTGAATGATTTGTTGGGCGTTCTGACGCACGAGAAAGGA